GGTCGGGAATCAGTGGATATTCTGGATACTCAGGAATTTCTGGATGGAGTGGTATTAGCGGCTACTCAGGATACTCAGGAACTTCAGGTTGGTCTGGAATCAGTGGCTTTTCAGGCTACTCAGGTTATAGCGGAATCTCAGGATACTCTGGTTCTGGCGTTTCAGGCTATTCAGGCTACTCAGGAATTAGCGGCTATTCAGGCATTAGCGGTTATTCAGGATCAGGAATATCAGGCTATAGCGGCTATTCAGGATATTCTGGAGCGCAAGGCACATCCATAAACATTAAAGGTTCTGTCGCTACTCCAGCAAATCTTCCAGCTACAGGAAATCAAGTTAACGATGCTTACATCGTAGATTCCAATGGCGATCTTTATGTATGGAATGGCACAGCATGGTTTAATGCTGGTCAAATTGTTGGAACATCAGGAACATCAGGCTATTCAGGATTTAGCGGTATTTCAGGCTATTCTGGGTATTCAGGAATTAGTGGTTTTTCTGGATATTCAGGCATAAGCGGTTACTCAGGAATATCTGGCTATTCTGGTTCTGGTGTATCAGGTTATTCTGGTATTTCAGGTTGGTCAGGAATTAGCGGATGGTCTGGATACAGTGGCTATTCTGGAACTTCAGGTTGGTCGGGAATCAGTGGATATTCTGGATACTCAGGAATTTCTGGATGGAGTGGTATTAGCGGCTACTCAGGATACTCAGGAACTTCAGGTTGGTCTGGAATCAGTGGGTTCTCTGGTATTTCAGGCTATAGTGGGTTCTCTGGCACTTCAGGTTACAGTGGCTACTCTGGCATATCTGGCTACAGTGGTTTTAGTGGTATTTCTGGCTACAGCGGGTATTCTGGGGTAACAACTTATCCAAGTGCAGGTATTGCAAATTCCACTGGATCGGCGTGGGGAACAAGTTACACAACCTCAGGAAGCGGCACAGTGGTTGCATTAGCAACTAACCCCACATTTACAGGCCTTATTGAAACAGTTTATGCAGTATCAGGTACCACCCCAGCATTAAGTCCAACTAACGGCACTATTCAAACTTGGACATTGAGTGGTTCATCTACCCCTACTGCTGGTACATGGACTACTGGAGCAAGTTTATCATTGCAAATTACTGCTGGTGCAAATACGATTACTTGGTCTAGCGTACCTGTTACTTGGATTGGTGGTTCTGCTCCTACTTTATCTACTTCGGTAACAACCAATATTGAACTTTGGAAAATAGGCTCAACCATTTATGGCGCATTAGTAGGAAACGCATAATGCTAAGTAAAATGCTAAGGGCTAGTGTTCAACCAACATCGCCAACAACCGATCCATACTTTAAACAAGTAGCTTGTTTGCTTCATGGTGATGGCACTAATGGTGCACAAAACAATACCTTTATAGATTCTTCTACTAATAACTTTACTATTACTCGTAATGGTTCAGCTACTCAAGGAACTTACACTCCATTTAGTCAAGCTGCTGGATATTGGTCTAATTATTTTCCAACAGCTTCATATTTAACTGTTGCTACTAATGCCGCTTTTACTTATGCAACTAATGACTTCACTATTGAATGTTGGGTTTATTTAACTACAACAGGTGCTATTCAATACATTATTGACCAAAGAAATAGTGGAACAGCTAACGCTGTAATTCCAGCTATTTATGTTTCTGCCTCTAATGTCCTTACTTATTTTGTTTCAAACGCAGCTCAAATTACAGGAACAACAGCTTTAACTGTAGGCACTTGGTATCATGTTGCTGTTTCTAGGGCTAGTGGTAGCACTAAAATGTTCTTAAACGGAACACAAGAAGGCTCTACATATACTGATGCAAACAATTACGCTGCAAGTCGTGTAACTATTGCAAGCAATGGAGCAACTGCTGGAAACTACTTGGTGGGCTATGTTTCTAATGCAAGATTGGTAAATGGTACAGCTGTATATACAAGCAATTTTACTCCGCCCACAACCCCATTATCAGCAGTAACTAATACTCAATTATTAACCTGTCAATCAAATTATTTTAAAGATAATTCAAGCAACAATTTTTCTTTTACTGTCACTGGAACACCTTCCGCACAACCTTGGAGCCCTTTTGCACCACCTTCTGCATATTCAACAGGAACTAATGGTGGAAGTGGATATTTTAATGGAACAACTGATTATTTAACTGTTCCAAATAATGCCAATCTAAAATTTGGCTCAAGTAATTTTACTATCGAATTTTGGGTGTATGTCAATACGGTAACAGGAAACCACGATATTGTTGGAACTGCTGGAGCTGCTGCAGTATCAAATGATAGTTTTTTAATTTATCAAAATGCTGGAACGCTTAGATATTATTTAAGCTCTACTGGCACTTCATGGGATATTGCAAGTGCAGTTTCTATAGGAACAGTTACTGTTAGCCAATGGTATCATGTAGCTTTAGTTCGTAATGGCTCAACATTTACACCTTATTTAAATGGAGTTGCTGGCACACCAACTACTAGTGCTAGCGCTTTATTTGCGTATACAGGAACTTTAAATACAGGTTTTTTGACCGCTTACTATAGTGGTTACATTTCTAATCTTAGAATAGTTAATGGTACTGCAGTATATACAACTAACTTTACTCCACCAACTGCGCCATTAACTGCTATTACAAATACACAATTATTATTAAATGGAACTAATGCTGGTATTTATGACAATGCAATTAAAAATGATTTTATTACTGCTGGCGCTGCTCAAGTAAATACTTCTGTTGTTAAATATGGCACAGGCAGTATGAGTTTTAATGGCACTACAAGTTACTTGCAAAATAAAAATCCTAATTTATTTGAGGCTTTTGGTACAGGAAATTTTACTGTTGAATATTGGATTTATCCAACTTCCTTTACACCAGGGCCAACAATTTGGGACTTTAGAACAAGTAGTGCTGGCTCTAATGGTATTTCAGATTATTTTTCAACTGCTGGAATTTATAATTTATATACTGGCTCAACCATTTATACAAGTTCAACGGCAGTATCTAAAAACACTTGGACACACATAGCAATAACTCGGTCAGGAACATCATTGCGAGTATTTTTTAATGGAGTTCAAAATGGTTCAACTGTTACTAATTCAACAAATTTAACAGATAATGGAAACATTTTTATTGGGGTTAATGTATCAGGAACTGCTGGAGTGCCTTCAACTGGCTTTTTTACAGGCTATCTTGATGATTTTCGTGTTACCAACGGCATAGCTCGTTATACAGCTAACTTTACGCCGCCAACTACGGCTTTTCCTAATCAATAAGGACTTATATGTTAATAGCAAAAATTCAAGACGGAAAAGTAACAGATGTGGCTGACTACACTGCTATGTTTCCTGATACTTCATTTCCTAATAGCGGCCCAAATCCACAATTTATGGCTGAAAATAGTTGCATGTATGTCAATACTTATTTGCCATACGATTCTACAACACAATGCTTAGAATCCTGTGACCCGTATATTCAGATTGATGACCCAATCCAACCTTTAAATTGGGTATATACCATTAAAGTTGCACAATTAACTCCTGAGCAAATTCAATCTATGCAAGATACACAAGCAACAGCTAATCAAAAAACAGCTAGTGATTTGCTGTATCAAACAGATTGGGCTACTATTCCTGATGTAGTAAATACAGCAAATAATCCGTACTTAACAAATCAAGCGGATTTTATAGCGTATAGAAATACTATCCGTAACATTGCAGTCAATCCAACTTGGGATGCAGTATTTCCAGAACAACCAGTAGCAAAGTGGTCTAGCTAAAAACTGTGATATAACATAAGTTCGTACAAACTTGACAGGAAATTATGAAATACAGCATTGTTATACCAACCTATAACAACTGTGAGAAGTACCTAAAGCCGTGTATTGATTCAATAATCAAGCACACCGAAATGACCGACATAGAGTTGGTCATTTCTGCTAATGGATGTACTGATAATACAGAAGCTTATTTAAATTATTTACATACTGCTATACCTAACTTAATAATGGTTTGGGATGACAAACCTTTAGGGTTTGCTAAGGCTGTTAATGAAGGTATTAAAAGGTCTACTTGCAATAAAATAGTGTTATTAAATAATGACACTTTGTTATTAGAGCAACCAAAAAATCAATGGTTAAATAGACTTGATGATTATCACGCTGATATATCAACAGTTCTTACTCAATACTCTCCTATTACAAAACAAAATTTTGGTGTATTTTTTTGCACCATGATTGATAAAAAAGTATTCTATGCCATAGGTGGTTTAGATGAATCTTTTGAAACTGGTGGATGTGAAGATATAGATTTTTGCTATAGAGCAGACCAAAATGGTTTTTCTATTGTAAATGTTGGATATAAAGGAGATTTTCCTATATATCATGTGGCAGAAGGAACAGTTCATGATCCCAATTTAGTTCAAGACTGGAAACAAAAATTTTATGCAAATGAATTGCGTTTAGCAAAAAAATGGAATTTGGAACACTACAGGTATTTG